GCCTGACGGCTTACGGGTTTATCGCCCGTACTTACACGGCCACGAGTTAAGGAGTTAAGTCATGGGTTTACCAAGTCCATTTCCCATTGCCGCAGCAGCGGCGGTCACTGACATCTTTTATGCGATGCCGCCTATACAACTTTTTGGTGTAAGCACATATATTATACCAATTCCAGACAATTGCGATGGTTATCAAATTGATTTAATTGGCGCTGGCGGCACAGGCGGCGCTGCTAGAGGTGCTGGAGCAAAAGCAACTGGTGGTGGAGGCGCTCCGTGGGCGCGTATTCTTCGCAAGAAAACAAAAGCCGCAACGTCTATAACCGCAATACTTGGTGCTGCTGGCGTTGGCGTTGCAAGAGCAACTGACGGCGCTACGGCTGGGAACGCGGGAGCATCCAGCACAGTCAGCGACGGTACAATTACTTTGACTGTTCCAGGCGGTACGGCGGGTCAAGCCGCACAAAACGCAACAACAGCAGCGGGATGTGCTGCCACAAGCAATCCAACTGTTAGCGATGGCGGTGACATTGATTATTCTTTAGGTGGGACCAGCGGATCATCTATAGGAGCAGCCGCAACGGGAGGCGGTGCCTCTGGTGGCGCTGGATGCGGCGGGCCACTTGGTACGGGCGGTAGTTCAGGACAAGTTGGATCAACTGTTGCAGATGTAAATCTTTCAAGATCAAGCGGGGGCGCAAGTATGTACGCAAACAGCGGGATTTGGGGCGCATTTGACAATGGCGGTACTGGTGGGGGAGGAAGGTTTGCTGGTGGTGTTGCACTCGCAACCAATACAGGAACAGGCGGCGGTGGTGTAGCAGGGGCTGCTCCAGGCGGACAAGGTGGAGGGGCTGGTAGTTCTGTCAACAACCAAACTCTAGTCGGATTGTTTGATTTAACAGATTTAATTTATACGGATGGAGATTTTGGCGGCGGCTCTGGGGTTTTCGTCGGGGGCTCGGGAGGCAGCGGCGCTGTCGGTCCTGGCGCTGGCTCTGGCGGTACGGGCCAAGGCAGTACTACTGGAGCAACCACTTTAAAGGGCGGTAGTGGCGGTATAGGATCAACCAATATATCCAATAGCACTGGGGCTGGTGGAGTTTTTGGCGCAAGTGGTGGTGCCTGTACGTCTACTGGCGCATATACCGCAAATTCTGGAAATGCTGGTAATGGTTGTGGAAGCGGTGGCGCTGCGGTCAACGGAGCAGCCACGGCAACATCTGGAACAGGCGGTGTTCCGTTTTGCCGCATACAATTTTTCATAAGGAAATCATAATGGCAATTTATGGAAAAATTGTTGGTAGCAAAACCATTGATGTATTTAACACACGCGATGCTTACGGCAATTTACCTGAATGGGCTGCGACGGATCAAGAGTTTGTAGACAATCTGCGTCCAGGCTCAATCTTGCTGCCTGATGGCACACTCGACAACGCGACTGACAACGGCGATGGGACGTACACCAACCCACCAATCCCAGCGCAGATCGTTATTTACAAAACACTAAGCAAGATTGAGTTTTCTGACTATTGCTACGCGCAGCTAGGCGATGGAATTGCCGGGGTTGATAGATTTGGCGCTATACTTAAAGCGGCTGCAGCTTCGACAGACGATGGAGTGTATGCGTGCCTTGATAGGTACGAATCATCTAACACAATTGAGAAATACAACGCCTCAATTTTTATTGGGCTTCTGCAATCTGATGGCATCATGACGCAGGAAGAAGCCAACAACATAATCAACAATTGGCCGGTTGTGTAAATGCCCACAGCGATGACGTTTACGAGTTTGCAGTCTGACGTTCGCTCCTATTGCGAACGGGGCGGGTCGGCTGTTGACGAGCAGTTCAACACCCAGTTGCCTGGGTTCATCAACTTGCGTGAACGTCAAATTGCGCGTGAGTTGAAAATCCAGGGCTTTATCAGCAACGTCACAGCAGCCATGACGGCCTCGTTGGGCGTTTACCAGAAGCCGAACCGCTGGCGCGAAACCGTCAGCATTAATGTCGGCACTAATGTCGGCACCGCGACCACGTTCAACACCCGCGTTACGCTCCTGCCGCGTTCGTATGAATACATCCGCACATACTGGCCGGATGATACTCAGACAGGAACGCCGAAGTTCTACGCTGATTACGACTACGAACATTACATTCTTGTGCCAACTCCGTCAGCAACTTTTCCTTACGAGGTAAATTATTGGCAGCTAACGCCGTTGCTCGACAGCACGTTATCGACGAATTGGATTACCGAGTACGCGCCGAACGCCCTGCTCCACGGCACGTTGGTTGAGGCGTTTTGCTACCTAAAGAACACGGCTGAAGCGGCAACGTGGCAAGCAGCTTATGACCGCGATATGGCTGCTTTGGCCGGTGAGGACATGCAAAAGATTCTTGACCGCGCACAGAAAAGGAACAATGCGTGACCTTTACACAAGTATTCGGCGGCGGAACTCTCGACCCAGCACAGCCTAGCTACAAGGCGTACACCGCTTCTACGAGCATTGCGAGTGTTTGGCCGATTGAGGCCGCGTCGAGCAACAATGTCGTGGCTGCTATTAACGACATTACGTTCAGCGCAACGGGCCTGACGTTTACGTTGCCGCCCGCTAACGAGGTGTCGGTTGGCTACAATTCGTTGTTCAACAACGTCGGGGCCAACCAGTTCACGGTTCTAGACAACGCGGGAGGCACGGTCCTTACAGCAACCGCTGGTGCGGCATGGACGGCTTACCTCACAAACAATTCTACCGCTTCTGGATCGTACCGCACCTATCAGATGGGCGCGGGAACGTCCTCGGCGTCTGCTGCATCATTGGCGGGCTTGGGCATCAAAGCAATCACCACGACCCTCAACCAAGAGTATCCAGGTGGGTTTAGCTTTTCTACTACCCCACAGACTTTACTTACGAGCCACAGGGCAGCGTTGGTAATCTGGACGGGTGGTGCTGGTGTATTTAACTTTTCGGCCCTGCCTACGCTCACAAGCGGTTGGTTCTGCAACATCACCAACCAAGGAACCGGTGCTATTGTTCTGACGCCACCAAGCGGCCTGATCGACGGCGCTGCAACCAAGACGCTCAATCCAGGCGACACAAGCATTATCATTACTGACGGCTCGAACATGTATACGATTGGCTTCGGTCAATCGCCTGTGTTCTCTTTTAGTTACCTGACAATCAGTGTCGCCGGTCTAAGCGGGACATACACTCTAAGCGGCCTTGAGTTAAACAAAACGGCGATTAAGTTTACCGGCGCGATTGTGGGCAACCTCGACATTATTGTTCCGTCAACCGTTCAGCAATACTGGATAGATAACTCCACCACCGGCACGTTCACATTTGGTGTTCGCACATCGACTCAAGCTACACCGGGGGTGTCTATTGTTAACGGCTCGGGCCGTGTCATTACTTATTGCAACGGAACTGACGTTATTAATGCTTACACGCTTGGCGTTTCCTCTCCTGTAACTATCCCGCAGGGCGGGACGGGTGCTACGACAGCATCGGGCGCTCGCACCAACCTTGACGTTCCTTCGACATTAGATGCGTTTACTTATGTTCAGATGTTCAGCTAATGGCAGATTTGATTCCTCTAAAGATAACTTCGCAGCCAGGGTGCAAACGCGACGGCACGCTTCTGGAAGGGGACAACTATGTCGATAATCAATGGTGTCGCTATCAAATGAAAAGCGGTTTGCCGCGCAAGATGGGCGGGTATCGCCGTCTGACGGCTGAACTATCGGGCGTCTCTCGCGGCCTTAACGTCTTTAACAGCGATCTAGACACCTACACCCACACCGGCTGGTCGGGTGGTTTAGAGCGGTTCTTGCTCGATCAGAACGGCAACGTGTCGTCGATTGTGGATAGAACTCCTGCGGGTTTTACGGTTGATGCAAACAACCTTTGGCAGTTTGATACCTTAGCAGAGTTTACAGGTATAGAGTCATATTTGCTTGCACATGCCGCGCCAAATCTAACTGACATTGCAGCAACGACAGACGCGCCGGTTTACTA